AGAAGTTATACAACTTCTGGCTCATATGTAGGAAACCAATATATGTTTCCAGTTCAAATGAGAGCTTCTCCAACAATGACTATTAGCGGAACATTTGTAGTCACAAATTGTGGTCAACCTGTTTCATTAGGGGCAGATGGAAAGACATGGTCATTCCAAACACAGGCTTCTGCTACTGGCGCAATGGTTTTATATTCAAACAATTCTGGCTTAATGACTTTTTCAGCGGAGTTATAAATGTACAAATTAACACAGTATCAAAATGTATTGCGACTATCTGACAACGCAATGATTCCATTCGACCCCGCCAACACAGACTACCAAGCCTACCTTGCATGGCTTGCAGAGGGCAACCAACCACTTCCCGCAGATGAAGGAGAACAACAATGACTGTAACGATTAATGGAACATCTGGAGTTACATTTCCAGCAGGGGGTGTAGGCAATCCTACGGGTGCTGTTGTTGGAACAACTGATACCCAAACACTGACAAATAAAACAATTCAAGGCGGGGCTATTACCTCGGGAACTGCTGTTGCGTCTACTAGCGGAACAAGCATTGACTTTACTAGCATACCTAGTTGGGTAAAGCGTATCACTGTGATGTTTAAAGGTGTTTCTACTAATGGAAGCAGTAATTGGCTTATTCGTCTTGGAACATCAGGCGGTATAGCATCTACTGGATATTTAGGTTCAGCGGGTTATCTTGGGGCAAGTCCAGGTGGGGGTCGTAGTACAACGGGCTTTATTTTTCAAATTGGCGGTGGCGCTCAAATAATGAATGGGTCAATGATTATAAATTTACAAGATTCTGCGACAAATACTTGGGTGCAACAAGGAACTTTAGGTGACTCGTCTCAGGATTACATATTTTTTAGTGGCGGAAGCGCAGTTTTATCTGGCGTTCTTGACCGCGTTCGTATCACAACTGTCAACGGCACAGACGCATTCGATGCTGGTTCAATCAACATCTTGTATGAGTAAGGATTATAATATGACACATAAAATTGTAGTTAATGTTATTACAGGTATAGTTACTCAAGTAGAATATACAGCTGAAGAACAAGCAGTGCATGATTCAGCAGTAGCAGCACAGCAAGCACTTGCAGAAGCACAAGCCTTAGCAGAGGCACAAGCACTTGCAGAAGCAGCACAACAAGTAGAATCAAAGCAAGTAGTGCAAGAGGAGAATACATAATGGCACTTACACAAGTAGACATAGGGCTACTAAATTCAAATGCCCAATATACGGGGTTTAAAAATCGTATTATTAATGGTGATATGCGGATTGATCAGCGGAATGCGGGGGCGAGTGTTACTCCTAATGGTGTAGTTTATAACATTGATAGATTTTGGACTTTCAACACTCAAACTAGCAAATTTACAATCCAACAAAATGCTGGGTCTGTAACTCCACCAGTAGGATTTAAAAATTATTTAGGTGCTACTTCATCTTCTGCATATACTGTTATTTCTACTGACCAATTCTTTATTGCTCAAACCATAGAAGGCTATAACATTGCTGATTTAGGTTGGGGTACTGCATCAGCCGCAACTGTTACTTTGTCATTTTGGGTGCGTAGTTCTTTAACTGGAACTTTTGCTGGTTCTATTCAAAATAATACCAATGCTCGTTCTTATGTATTTAGTTACACCATTTCATCTGCAAACACTTGGGAACAAAAATCAATAACTATTTCTGGAGATACATCTGGAACATGGGAAGCAACTAATAGTGGCGGTTTAATTACAATTTTTTCAATAGGGGCTGGTACAAATTTTAATGCTACTGCTAGTGCTTGGTCTGCTGGAAACTTTAAATCAGTCACAGGCGCAACCAGCGTAGTCGGAACTTCTGGAGCTACCTTTTATATTACAGGTGTTCAATTAGAAAAAGGCTCAACAGCAACTAGCTTTGATTACAGACCATATGGGACTGAATTGGCGCTTTGTCAGAGGTACTACGCAAAAATGACTGCTAATACAGGTGTATATACTGCATTTGGAAGCGGCTTATTTTCTGCCGCAACTGGTGGAAATATATATATAAAATTTCCAACAACGATGCGTTCATCACCAACATTAAATCAAAGTAATTGCGCTTTAAGTGATACTATTACTACAAGCGCTATTACCGCAGTTAGCTCAACATTTGCAGGAACAGATAGTGCTTTTCAGCTATTTACAATTTCATCGGGTGGGACTCAATACAGACCAGCCGTGGTACTTGCAAACAATAATGCGGCAGCTTATATTGAATTAACTTCGGAACTATAAAAATGTATCAGTTACATCCAAATAATGCCTTAATGGGCGAATCTCAATCTGTACGCCGTTTAAGCGATGGCGCATCAATCCCATTTGACCCCGCCAACACAGACTACCAAGCCTACCTAAAGTGGCTTGCAGAGGGCAATACACCATTAGAGGCTTCGACTGAAGTCTCAGTACCCGCAGATGGAACACCATCATGACTGAAGATACAATAACATTAACAGAAGCTAAATTAATGTCTCATGAACAAGTATGTGCAGAACGTTATACAGCTATCTCAACTAGTCTTCAAGCAGCAGGAACAAGGATGACTAAGATAGAATATCTCTTATATGGAGTTATGCTATGTGTATTACTTGGTCCAGGTACTGCAGCAGAATTTGTTAAACGTTTAATAGGAGCATGAAATTGATCCTATCAGCATCTGCCTTCTTGCAGCTGGCTTGGTTAAAAACATCCAAGCTGGTTGCGAGCTTTACAAACAAGCTAAAGAATCTTTTGTTGAGATCAAAAGAACTGCTGATGAGGTTGTTGCTATTGGTAAAGAAGTGCATGGCTTTTGGAATCAATTATTTGGGTTCTTTAATAGCAAACCTAAAACCCAAGTTTCAAAACCTACTGCTAAAACTAAAAAATCAGACTATGTTGCTGTTGACGAAACTCAAGTCAAAGTTGACATCGTTAAAAATCTTACAGAGTTCTTCAAGCTCCAAGAACAGTTAGCAGCACACATCAGGGAAGAGGAAGAGAAGTCAAAGAATGTCTATGATCCTGACCAGAACTTAATGGAGTCAGCACTTAACCGAGTAATGGCACAGCAAGAGATGGACAGTTTAGTTATTCAAATTAGAGAGTGCATGGTATATCAAAGCCCACCAGAAATGGGGGCGCTCTATTCTGAAGTGTTTAGTATGAGAGAAAAGATTGAAGAGGAGCAAACACAAGCAAGGCTAAAAGAAGAAGCTAAGAAGAGGCAGGAGCTATGGCAACAAAGGCAATTAGAAAAACAAACAAGAATAACAATAGCATGGGTACTAGCAGTGATATTCCTAGCTGGATACCTCCACCTGTGGTTCCTGTATCTAACCCTTTAGAGGAGTCACCAATGTGGTATCTAGGATGGGTTGCTGCTGCTGTATTAGTTGCTATATTATTGCCTATAAATGCTATATTATTTTCCAGAGCATATGAAACAGAGCTTAGAGCTAAAGCAATATTGCAAAAGACAGAACAAATACAAAAACAAATAGAACGTAAACAATCAAAATCAAAGGATGACTAATGAAACAGTTAGAAAAAGACTCAGTATATAATCAGTTTGATACTAACAAAGATGGTGTTGTGAGTGACGATGAGTTATCTCGTTCTGAACGAATGATGATGATTGAAAACATGGATAAGATGGCTGATCAACAGCGTGTTATGGCATGGTTTGCTTTAGGTTTACCTGTATTACTTACTCTTCTTTTTGGTTCTAGTTTATTTATGTTAGATAAAGTATCTGCATTAACAGGTTTATTAACTACTTATTGTGCGGGTATGACTACTATTGTTGTAGCATTTATGGCAGCTCAAGCATATACCAGAGGAAAGATGCACGAATAATGAAGACAATATTAGCATGTATTATAGCTATCTTAGTAGCCCTTGGATTAGGATACTGGAAGGGTAGCTATGATGCAGGAGTAGAGACAGCACTACAGGTATCTGCTGCAAATAATGTTGCCAGAGAAAAAGAAAAACAAATAGGTGAAGTAGCAGCAACATATGCTACTGTATTAAGAAAGAAAGAGAAAGATGCTGAAAAGAAAATTACTAATCTTCGTATTGCCGTTGCTAATGGTGAACGCAAGTTGTTCATTCCTGTCACCACCAAAGCCTCCGACTGTAGTGTATCAACCACCTCAGATGCCTCCACTTCCAGTGGAAGTAACTCAGGAGAAACACGAGCCGAACTTAACGGACAGGTTGCTCAAGATCTTATCTCAATAGTTGCTGAAGGTGACAGCGTTATTCGTAAATTAAATGTTTGTATCAGTCAATATAATGAAATTAAGGATAAATTAAATGACCCAGTTAAGCACTAACTTTTCTTTAAAAGAACTAACTAAATCAGAGACAGCTACAAGACTAGGTTTAAATAATACTCCTGACGATACTGCATTAACTAATTTAAAAACATTATGTGAAAAAGTATTACAACCAGTAAGAGATCATTATGGTAAAGTAACTGTTAACAGTGCTTATCGTTCACCTGAAGCTAATGCTGCTGTTGGTGGATCTAAAACATCAGATCATTGTAGAGGTATGGCTGCTGATATTGAAGTATTAGGTGTAGCTAATAGCGACTTAGCCCAATACATTAAAGACAACTTTAAATTCACACAATTAATTCTTGAGTTCTATACTCAAGGTATTCCTGACTCAGGATGGGTACATGTATCATATGACCCTAATAACCTCAAATATGAATGTTTAACTGCTACAAAACAAAATGGTAAGACAGTCTACCTTAAGGGTTTACAGCCGTAGACGACCCCTAATAGGAAGTACTCCATAATAAAGGACAATACATGGCAACTACGATAGAACAATTTGGCAGAGGCGGTTGGAACTCTGATATGCCACCATTGATCTTACCACAAAATACATTTACAGATGTGTTAAATGTAAGGTTTGATGATGAGGCAATACAAGCAACTACGGGAGAAGCATTATACAAGACAGTATCTATTGCGCCTGACTATGGAATACATTGGAGAAGACCAGACCAAGGATATAATATCTTTGCTAAGAACGGTAATATTGTAAGGGTAGATGCTAGCGGTGGTCAGTCAGCTATGTTGCTTAGTAGTGATCCTGTATATGATAACAGTGATTGGCAAGGTACTTTATTTAATGGTGGCTTTGCTATTGTTATTAACAATGGTACATCTACACCATTATATTGTTTATTTGGAAGCACTACCGCAGGTTCTTCATTCCAACCATTACCTAACTGGAATTATGTTCCTGGACTAGTAGTAACAGCTAAAGTTATAAGAGCATTTAATTATTCTCTTGTAGCTGCTAACCTAACATTAGACCAAAGTGGAACAATTACTTATGCTCCTGGCACTATTAGAGTGTCTGTTCAGGCGGCTACTGGTTCTATACCTTCTGTATGGCAACCAGGATTAACAACAGATACCGCTGATGAATTTGATTTAAGTTCTACCTCACCTATTTTAGATATGCAAGAGCTTAGAGGTAGCATGTTTATATATTCCTCAGATAGTATTAATATCTTAACTATAGGAGCTACCACAAGAGTAGTACCCTATAGTAAATCTTATGGTATTCTTAATACAGATTGTGTTGTTGAGGTTGATGGTAAACATTTTGTTGTTGATCGTAATGACATTTATTATCATAATGGTTCTGGAGATATTCAATCTATTGCTGACTTTAGAATTAAAAAGTATTTCTTTAGAAACCTTAATAAGAATGCTACTAATAAAGTACACATAATTAAGAATCCATTTTATAAAGAAATATGGATTAACTTTCCTAAAGGAACATCTACTGTTTGTAATGAATCTATTATTTATAATTATAAAAATAATACATGGACTAAAAGAAAGTTACCTGCAGCTACATATTTATTTAATGGCCCACAAAACATAGATAACGTATTTCAATACAGCAAAGAAGTATTATACATATGTACTAATTCTACACAGACACTTGTGACAGATGATAACTATCTAATGTGGACAGGCTCTGCATTAGCTCCTTTTGAATCTTATATTGAAAAGAAAAAGTTAAATACAGGTGATGTTTCAGGTAGTAGTGTAGTGACATCTATCTATCCTATCTTTGATAAAGTACCTATTGATGCTGATATTACTATTAGAGTATCAGGTCAAAACAATTATAATGATGATATTGATTTATCTACAAATGAACCTAACATAACTACCTTAATGTTTCTTCCTAACGAACCAAGAGCACAAGGCTACAAGGTTGACCCAAGAACTTATGGTCGTGTTTTAAATTACAGAATAACTTCTTCAGATTACTGGAGACTAGCTACCATAGCGGTAGATGCTAAACCTCTAGACAGGAGATAATATATGATATTTCCACCACCTATTACTGGTATGCCTGAGTTAGATGCTTATCTATCTCAGATATATATGGAAGGAACAGTATCTAACACAGATAACGTTGTTATTAACCCTGATAATGGTCAGGTGTATAACCCAACTACAGGTATTGTTGTATCTTATTTGTATGAATACATACATATTAAATATGCTGATAATAACGTAGGTGCTGGTTTATCTGATTCACCAACAAATAAAGCTTATGTTGGTTTGTTTAATAGTGACTCGGTTACTGAATCAACTAATCCAGCAGACTATACTTGGTATATTGTTAATGGTGGCTTTGGTACAACTAACTTTTTATGGTATATTGTTAATGGTGGTAGACAATTTAACTACATTATTAGTCCAACATTACCCAATGCTCTTTATGTACAAGATACAGGATCAGTAGTTGACTTAGATTTAGTATCTAGCTCTAATGGTTCTTCTGCAAGAATTGCTTATGCTGAAGCTACTATTGGTTCTTTAAGTTCATCACCAGCATTTATTAATACATCAGGCTCTTCTAGTTATCCACCAACAAATACGTGGGGTGGTAGTGAGGTATGGGTAGGTAGTCCCCCAACATTATCTATTGGTCAGGCGTTGTATAGATCTGATGGTATATATAACCCAACAACAAACATTACTACATGGTATGTACCTTATGAAGCTGCATTAAGTGTAGGTTCATTAGAAGTTGTTAGCCCTATTATGGGTAATATATACAATGGTAGCGTAGTTAGATCAGGAACAACTATTAGCTCAGGTTTAGGTGTATCATTTGAGGATGATGGTTCATTTGCTTTAGGTGACTCAGCAAAGAGTATAGTGTTTGATGGAGCTGCTTTAACTTTAAATGGTGATTTAGTTAACACAAATAATTTAGCAACTAATTCAGTAACAACTGCTGCAACTAATACTAATGTTTCTAATAATGCTGCTGTTACTTTATCTTTAACTGCAGGTGACACTGTATTTGCTAATGCTAATTGTGATACAGAGTACCCAACAACTACAGTTAATACTACAAGGACATTTAGTATCTTTATTACTGGAGCAGCTACAGCTACCTTAAGTACAACCACTTCAGTAGTGTCACAAATAACATCAACAAACTATTTTACTTCGTCATCTACAAGTGGTATATATGTAGCACCATCTACAGGCTCCTATACTTTTACGGCTACATACAGTGCTGGTAGTGCTGGAACCTCAATACAAGCTATTGTTTTAAAGAGATAATATGAATATCAATATACTTCCACCAGAACAAGTGTTAACATACTGGCCTACTGTTTACCCATTCTTAGATAAAGCTTTAAGTTATGGGCAACATGAATCGTCTATGGTAGACTATATGAAAAAGATTCTTGATGAAAGAGCACAATGTTGGGTAGTTACTGATGAAAATAATTTTATTATTGGTGCTGGATTAACACAAATACTTAATTACGCACAATATAAAACACTTCATATTGTAGCTTTTTCAGGTAATAATTTTGAAGAACAATCTAAAGTGTTTCCTACTGTGGAAAACTTTGCACGACAAATGGGATGTAAAGCTATTGAACAATGGGGAAGACCAGGGTGGGCAAAACAATTACCCAAGTATGTTCCTGGCTTTAAACAAGCATACGTAGTTATGAAAAAAGATTTAGAAGGAACATATAATGAGTAAATGGAAATTAGGAAAGATTGTAAAACGTTATGGCGGTGGTGGTGGTGGAGGCGGTTCTAAAACAGTAGTCACTGAAAACATACCTGACTGGGCAAAACCAGCTATTCAAGATGTACAAGCAGAAGCTAAATCTAAATATATATCAGGTCAACTTGATAACGTAGCTGGCGTATCTGGCTTACAAGGAAAAGCTTTTGGTATGGGTGATACCATACAACAGACTGGTGCCGCTGGTTTAAGTACATTACAAGATCAAAGCTCTAGATTAACTAATATGGCTAAGACAGGTGGAGCTGAAGAACTCCAAGATGCTTTAGCTTTAGATATAGGTATGGGTGAAGCCAAGATTGGTCAAGACTATGGTGCATCAGGTACACTAGGTTCTTATAGACAAAACTTAGCATCAGCTACTGCTAAAGATGCTACTAAGGCTAAGTTTGCTCAACAAGTTATTCAGAATAAAGCTGCTGCTGAAGCTGCCTTAGGTACTAACGTTGGTGCTCAAGGGTCTGTAACTTCAGGTACTGCATCTAAGTTAGCTGATTTAGGTGGACAACAAAGAAGTATTGAACAACAGATTCAAGATAAAGATTGGCAAAGTTTGCAACGATACGCTTCTACTGTGTATGGTAATCCTGCAAGACAGTCAGCACAAACAACTCAAACTGGTGGAGGTGGTAAATAATGGCATATGATCCTTGGGATTGGGCAAACCAAACACAACAAACAACTCCTTTAGCTGCTCCACTATCAAACATTGTTACACCTATGCCAGCATCTAATGAACAAGGTGATCCTGGTCAAGTAATTACTTTACCTCCTACTCAAGCCGAAAAAGATATGCAACAAATGCGTAGTATGGCTGTTAATAAAGGTACTGAAAAAGGTGCTGAGTATGCTTATGATAAATACAAAGGTATGCAAGCTGGCCCTATTGGTACTGGTGCTCCTGTAGTTGAACAAAGTGTTATGGCTTCTGCTCCAACAGTTGCTGCACCCGCAGGAACTATGGCGGGGATGGGTACAGGTGCTGCTGCTGAAGCCGCTACTGCTGCTGCTACCCAAGCTGCAACAGCTGCCCCTCTTTCTGCTACAGTTGGTGCTGCTGCTCCTGCCGCTGCTGGTGCTGCTGAAGCAGGTATGCTTGCAGGTATGGGACCAGTAGGTTGGGGCGTAGGCGCATTATTGTTAGCTAAATCAATGAATTGGATTTAAAAATGGGACCATTATCTGCTAAACAACACAGAGAATATTTAAAGTTTTCTGCGCAAGAAGCCAGAGAAACAGCTAAGATGGAACGGGAAGAAGCCCGTAAACAACAACTACATGAGATTAAACTTATAGAAGCTGCTGGTAAAGCTGGACAAACTTTAGGTCATAAAGAAGACGTTCACAAATTTAAAATGGGTACCTTAGGTGCTCCATTAAAAGCTAAAACACCTAACCCATTAGCAGGAACAGAACTATTTAAACGCGGTCAACATATGTTACCATTTCAAGTAGAAGATGCTGCTAAGGCTAGGAAAGCTGCTAAACAAAATACAGATACAGTACCTGCTATGTTAACTCCTGGCGAAGCTGTTATCCCTAAACCTGCTGCTCAAGACCCTAAAAATAAACCTATCATTAAACGTATGGTTCAAGAAGGTAGAAAAGCTAACAGACGAGGATATGCTAATGGTACAGTTAATGTTAATGTAGATGCAGGTAGTTTAGAAAATACCGCAAGAGAGCTTGCTGATAAATATTTAGATAACGGTTATCGTGATGGCTCAATTAATATTGCTAACTCAGATGTTATTCCTAGTAGAGTACAACAAGCTGCTGGATACAATGAGGGTACTATTCAAGTACCAGTACCATCATTAGCGTATGAGCATCCTGATGTTCCTGGATCTTCTTTTAAACACGGTACTGAAAGAGTGCCTAGCTTTAGTAGAGGTAGTTCAGCTAGCTATCATTATGAAGATGGTACCTTAGAAGTACCTACTGAAGAGATGTATGCTAAGGTAGTAGAGCAAGCTTTACCTAGTCCTATTGTTGAACAACCTCCAGTACCTGTAGTTGCTGTTGCACCAGTACAAAATGTTGTTGCTGGTCTTGATGTATCTCAAGTTGCACCTCAATCACGAACAGTAGCTGCTCCATTAAAAACTAAAAACGACTTGTATAGTGATGCATGGGTTAGAAGTAATGAAGCAGACCCTAAAGCTGGTACATTATCTAAAAACCCAAATAGTTCTGCATTTGGTTTATATCAAATGACTGATGCTGCTTGGAAAGATGCTTATAAAATTAGTCCATCTTTAAAAGGCGAAGATATAACTAAGCCTGAAGTACAACAAGCAGCTAGAGATGCTTACAAACAATCTGTTGCTAATCAACTTAAAGCATATCGTATTGAACCTACAGAAGAAGCTATTGCTAAGGCTTGGGTTGTTGGCGCTAACGGCTATAGAAAAATCTTAAATAGTGATCCTGATGCTCCTTTAAGTTTAGACCCTAAAACAATTGCTATTAATCCTAATTTACAAGGGTTAACTAATAAGCAATTTTTAGAAAGACCTAACCCTTATGCAAGGACACAAGTTGCTGTTGCTAAACTACCTTTGTCACCCCGTGATATCGCTATTGCTAAACAAGATTTAGCTACTTCAACTAACCCCAGAGTTAGAGCGCAAGCTGAAGCTACTTTAAAACAAGCACAAGTACCACCTCCTACTAGAGCAAGTGTTCTTCAAGAAAGTCAACCACCTAGTGTTGAAATTAATAAATTACCAGTTTCTGAAGTTGTTCCTAAACCCAGTAGATCAGCATCTGGTAAATTAGTAGACATGAGACCACGTGATGAAGTTGGTGAGCTGTTAGTTCCTGTACCACGTACTATGGCAGAAGCTAATCCTCCTGTTGTTATTCCTGATAATATGAGAAACTTAGAAGTTACTTCTCCAGGGTCTAGACAACAAACAATAGAAGAAGCTAATCCTCCTGTTGTTATTCCTGAAAGCATGAAAGATCTTGAAGGCCCAGTTGATGTCTTACCAGAAGAAAAGAATAAAATTATTTCTCTCTTTACTAAAGACAATGAAGAAGCTATTAAAAACGAAGTAGAAGTTATTGATAGGCAGCCTGATTGGGTTAATCCAGAAGAAAAGAAAACTGCGTTAGTTAAATTTATTGAAAGCATTTACGGTCCAACGGGAATGTTTAATGAAAAAGATTTAACTAGATTTGCTGTTGTTGCTGCTGGTGGATTATTAACTGGTGGTTCTGTAAACGGTTCTTTTAAATATGCTGCTCGTGATACACTACAAACTGCTGATGCTAGACGTGCTGCTGAAGCTGCTCAAGCATCTAAAGTAGATTCAGAAAATCGAGCTTATAGACGCCAAAAGGAATTAAAAGAAATTGAATTAGGTGTTACTAATGTTAAAGAAAGACAAAAGGAAACTAAAGCTTACTTTAATAAAACAGTTGATGACTACGAAAGAGAAGGTAGATTAACTCCTGCAAATGCAACTTTGTTACGCAAAGCAATATACAATGGTAACTATAGTGCAGTTGAAAAAGCGTTAGACGATCCTGGTACTTATGGTACTGATCTCTTTAAAGCAGGTGTTCCACAAGGCGCTAAACCAGTAACTATTGTAGAAGAAGGTTACACTACAGGTAGACCTGCTTATAAAGATGAAAGTGGTAATTATACTGTATTTGATACTGATGAAAAAGGAATTAAAGTACCTAGAGTGATTAGCAGTAAAAATCAAAGAGAGGTAGGCGATACTACTAATATACAATCACAAAATGAAAATCGTTTTAAAGATAATCTTTTAGCTAGCCAATACTTTAGACAAGATAAAGAGACAGGTGCAACTCCTTTTGATTTATCTTCTCAAGAAGTAATTTCTCAATTAAACGTTTGGCAACAAGAGCAAAGACGTTTAGGTTTACCAGATGATTACACTAGGTTTAGCGATCAAATAAATGATGGTTTAAACAGAGCACTTAAGTCTGGAGAAAAGAAACCTAACATTACTAAGATGTTGCATTTAGCTACTATTAATACTTCGGTATTAACTGATGAAAATAAAATGACTGTTAATAACAATCAACTTGATTCTAAGCTTAATGGTAAATCAATTCCTACTTCTAAGATTGGTGAAATGGTTGAAGATGTCCGTAAACATAATTCTCCAAAAGAAAAATATAAGAATAGAGTAGATGAGTATAAAGCTCAATCAAATTCTTCTATGAAGTTTTTAGATAAAGTGTCTACAGAATATGAGCAAATGAAACAAGAAGAAGGTTTTACACCAAATGCTTTAGCTGAAAAAGCTAGAACTAAAAAGGTAGATGACAAACTAATTAATAAAATTAGAGAAGCACCTAACTCTTATTGGGCATTAATGTATTATAGAATGGCAGTGCCAATTAAAGATTAATAAGGATAACAAATGGCTAACATACCTTTATCGATTGCTGAAAAAGAATTTACTTTATCAGATGAAAACGGAAAAGAATTACCTGTAACATTACATGATGCAGATACCGCTTATACAAAGAAGGGTGTTAGACAACGTTTTGTAGGCATTGATGCTGCAGAAACCCCTAAGATAACCCCCGTAGGGGGGTTTTCTGCAGGGTCTACGCTAGGTATTGCTCAGACAGAAGCCACTGCTCAAATTATTCGTGACTACGGATTTAATAAAAGAGTTGTTGTAGGCAAAGAAAGTTTTGGTGGAGATTTAATTGATCTTGAGAATGCACAAGGGGAAAGACTAAGTTCTTTTTTAACTAAAAATAGAATAGTACAACCTAGTGCAAACACAAGTGACGCAGATATGGTTAAACGTTCATGGCAAATGTTTCAAGATGCTATGAATACTTCTGATGTAGAAACTCCAATTCAAAAATCAAGACGTATTGTTGACTCTGTATTATCAGAAGGAACTATTGTAGGTAAGCCACAAGCTGATACTATTGAACAGTACCAAGATTACAAGTCAGCAACAAGCAATTTAGGTTTAGCACAACAAGAAGCAAACATTCAAGCATTAAAAACTAGATTGTTATCCCCTAAAATTAATGAATTACAAAGACAAGAATTAACTCGTAAGTTATCTTCTGCTATGGATTTTTACCAAGCAAACCTTAATGCACCAAAAGATCTTTATAGAAGCTCCCTTGAAGGGGTTAACTTTAAAGGTCCATATGGTGTGCAAGGTGAAATGGAAAGATCATGGGACATTGGTATGCTTAATGTATCTAATTCTGCTGCTAATATTCTTGACTACATTGGTAACGTAACAGGCTCTAAAGAGCTTGAGTATGATGCTAAAGGTATGCTTAAGAAAAATGAAAGAGCAAAAAGATTAGTTGATACTAGGGCTGGTGATGTAGATATAACTGGTGGTACTACCACTAGTCTTGATGATGTTGAAAAAGATTTCTCTAAAATATTTAGATTTATTGGTTCATCAACATTGCAATATGGCCCTCAAATGGGTGTAATGATTGCTGGATCTGTTACAGGTGGTGCTGCTGGTTTTGCTTTAGGTGGCCCTACTGGTGCTGCTGTTGGTTCTAGTATTGTACCTATGGCAATGGGTATTGGTGATGTATATGGTGAAATGCCTGATGACGAAAAAGACCCATTAGCTGCTGCTGCAATTGGTAGTGTTGTTGGTATTATAGATAAACTTGGTTTACCAAAAGGTGCTATTAGAGGTGTAGACTTATTAACTAAAGCAGGTATTAGTAGTACTGCAACAAAGATTGCTGCTGCTAAAGGAATATCTGTTGATGAAGCTACTAAGCTATTACACAAAGAAGTATTACAATTAGGTAAAGACTATGCTATAGTTGCTAAGAGTGTTGCTGTAAATCAACTTAAAGGAAAAGAAAACTTAGCTAATTTGTTATTACAAATAACTAAAAATTCAGGTAAAGAATCTGCAACAGAAGCATTACAAGAAGCAATTCAATATGCTGGTGTTAGGGGTACAACTTCACTTGACTTTGATTATAATGAATTGTATAATAGAACTAAAGAGGCTGCTGTAGTTGGTGGTTTATTAGGTGCTCAAGTTGGTACTCCAAGTGCTATGATGGACAGGTCTAATTTTAATTACCAGCTTAATATGCTTGCAGGAGTTGAAACAAAACCTTTAACTTCAAATGCTATGATGGAACAAGAAGAAATTAAACGTCATGGTAAAAAATTAAATGATGTAGAGTTAGCTGCTAAATTACGTAGCTATGCTGTTCCAGGTAGCACACCCCTTCCTTATTTAGATTTGTTAATTACTCCAGGAACTAAACCAATTAGTCTTGCAGGAAGTTTTAAAGATCTTTTAATTAATGGTGGTTTGTTTTCTTCTGTTAGAGACAATGTATTAAGCCCATTTCTTAAATTCCAAGGTGGTCGGGAGATAGCTGGTTTGTTTGATGCAAGCTCTGTTAGGGGTGTTTATTCAGGCATGTCTGCTTTTAAACGTATACACAATATAGCTAACAGTGTTATGAATTCTTTTATGGTTGACTCTGATAAAAGAAGTTTATTTGGAACTACTAATAACAAAGATATAGGAACAAGGGTTCTTAACTCTTACACAAGTAATACAAATGACCCTGCATCTTTAGCTTATCGTCAAACATTAGACCAAATGGGTGAAGACTTAGCTAATCAATTAGATGACTTAGGAATAAATACTGGGTGGTCTTCTATTGATATTAGAAAACCAGATTATTTTTTAAAGAATCAATTAGTAGATCCTAATTTAGTTAGAGCTAATGTAACTGAGTTTATAGATACTATTGAAAACAATTACAAGTCAAAAGGCATTACTACTTTAGGAACAATAAATAAAACTTATTTAAAAGATTTAGCAGACAGAATAACTGACAATTTAACCTACAAAGAAATGAAAGAGTTAGCTGACCTAGGTATGTTAGATAATCCTGTATTAAATAAATTTAGATCTAAAGATGTAGAGCATAATGCTGTTAGAATGATTGAGATGATTTCAAGATCAGCAGTTAAGAACACTATCTTTGGTGCTAATGGGGAAGTAGTAGGTAATGGCATTAAAAAGATGTTAGATAGTAATGAGATTACTGCAGAAGAAGCTTCAGAATTAGCGATGCATGTTAAAGAATTGATTGCTGGTTTTGATGGTACTCTTAATAGACCTAAGTCTCCTTTAATTAAAGGTGCAACAGAGAACTTAACTTTTGCTACTACAATGGTATACATGGATACATCTTTGTTTGCAAACTTATCTGAAATAGTTTATGGTGCTTTAGGATTATCTAAAGCAAACATTGTTAAATACTTTGGTTTAATTGCTAAAGAATTTGCTTCAGATGTTGCTGCTAAGTTTACTCAAGTAGGTAGTAAAATTTCAGGGGGTTTAATTCCTTCTATAGAAGAAAAACAATTATCTAAAAATATATCTTTGTTACAATTAACAGGTCAATCTGGTAAAATGAATGACATTGCGTTTAATGTTGGTGCTAATATTACTAGCCAATCTAAACGTAATATGAGCAAATTAATGTTCAAGTTTAACTTAGTAGAGTCAGCAACTAATGCTGCTAGAGCTGCAAGAGGTGCTATTGCTTGTGATGAAATTAATAATATGATTAGTATTATTGCAGAGTCACCTAACAATAACGATGCAACTAGATGGGCAAGAGATAGGTTAAGCTACTATAGAATGGACCCAGATGAGCTAGTTAATATTTATAATAGTGTAGGTGCTATATCATTAGATAAATTAGAATCAATATCTCCAGGTGATCCTATATTTAATAAGTTATCTGAACAATTAAACAATGGTATCACAAACTTTATTGATGAATTCTCTTCAAGACCAGAGCCAGGATCTACTGCTAAGATATTTGATGACCATAGGTTTGCTTTAATAACTCAATTCCAAAAGTTTACTTGGCATTTTACATCTAACGTTATCCCTCAATTATGGGGTATGTATATTAAACGTGGTAAGCCTGAGTATACTTACTCTGCTTTCTCTTTAATGATTCTAGCCTTTGCAACAGCATATGCAGGATTATATCTTAAGAGTATGCTTAGAGGTGAAGAAGAAGAAGATGATGAAAAGAAACTAACTAAGAGATTAGGACAAGCTGCTAGTTACGCTTCTAGCTCTGCACAAATAGATATGCTTAATAAAATAAGCAGTGCAACAGAAACAAGAGCTGATGGGTCTCTCAAGACTAACCCATTCAAAACCTTATTAAGTCAATCACCATCACTAAACTTAGGTTATAGTTCTGGTAAAGATGCTTATAAGATCGCTACCGAGGAAGGCCAAGCCGATTTAAAGGCAAAGTCTAACTTGATCCGTAGAGTTCCTGTGTTTGGGGAAATCCCAGCAATTAGGAACATGTATGAAAAGGAAAAATAAATGGCATTATCTAAGTTTAGACCTTCAGCAGGTCCACTATCAGGCGCTAATGTAGAACCTGCTTTAGTACCAGAGTCAGTTCAAGAACAAATTGAAACTAATCCTATACCTCAATCAATGAGGTTAGTCCAGCCAGGCATTGGTGCTACTGCTCTTAATAGAGCGCCATTAGAACCAGGAGCAGTACCAAGATCAGAGTTAACTCAATTACCAGAGTATACTGTACAAGATGTAGCAACTGATAATGAGTTTGGTCCTACAGATTTAACTGCGGAAACTATTCCTGTAGATGCTACACAACAAATGGTTGATGTAGAAGAACAAGCTTTTAAATATGCTGAACCTACTATTGCACCTGACTTCTCTAGTCCTGATAACGCTTATGCAACTATGCAAACAGCTATTGAGGATTTAGGTCCAACGTACCAAGCCTTTAATGTAGCAGATCAAAAGAGTATTAAGTTTAAAGATGATGAAGGTTCAGAAGCTATTGCTGTATCAAACTATGCAAATGCTTTTGCAAAACCCTTACTTAACGAAGAAGGTATTTGGGCTAATGAAACTTTAGCTAACATGACAGAGAGTAGTCTAGGTATTAATGCTCAGAATGCTAATGCTCTTGGTGGAGCTTTAATGCTTACTGCTGTTAGCGCATTAAGTGATGTTCAGAAAAGAAAATACAAACAATTTATTGAAGATAAAAAATCTGGAATGATTGAAGGGGAATATGATACTTACATTGGTAAGAACTTATCAGCTTCTTCTGAAGATATAGGTGCTGACTTCCAAGAGGTAGTTGCTGCAAGTAACAATGCACCTACAGAACAACCTGTTATGCAAGGGTTTGTTGCAGATATCCAAGATAAGTTAGGTAAAAACTTTTCTCAGCCTAATACTCCTGGCGGTAGATATGCACCCAGAAATGTACCAAGAGAAGTAGCTCAGGCGCATGCTTATCAGATGTACAAAGATGGTTACTATGTTATTAAAAAAGATAAGTATGGAACTTACTATCCTATTCTTACTAGCAAAGGTGAAGAGTTAGTATCTGATGTACGCCATATGGCATCTGTATATGATGTAAAATTACGTCATATGAATATTAATGAACCATTAATTCTTTCTCAAAGTAACCCTGCTGTTAACAATGCTTTAGCGGGTAAAGGTTCTCAATACATTTCTAAAGATGGTAGAGTCTTAGATGGTAAGATGAACATTATTGATGCAGCTATTAATATGCTTAATGCCGTACCAGTAAGAATTAACGTTGGAGCAGCTAGCGTTCTTGCTCAAATGGCAAGTGATGCTTTTCCAATAAACCCTGAAACAGGTTTAGAAATGGGAACCGCAAGGTTCACTGAGAATGGTGCTTATATTCAAGATAACAGCACAATGTTTTCTAATGCTCCTTTTAATTATAGCAATGAAACAATGGTAATACCTAATGCTTATTCTAATAGTGTGTTTGCTAAAACAATGGCAGACTTATCTTTAGATAAAGTAAAAGAAAAAGTAAAAGAATTAGTTGAAGATAATGTATCTCCAGGAGAGATAAGTGCTATTGTATCTGACATTAATGAAAAGAAAATAACTCAGGTGTACAAACATATTAACCAATATATTGGTGGTAATGTATCAAGAGGTAACAGATTTAATTTATTAAAGCGATCTGACTCTACTAATCGTATGTTTCCAATGGCAACAGATATTAACGTAACTAACCATTCAGGAACTATTAGACCTGCTACAGAGTTTGGTGTTAAGTATTCTGCAACTGTACCTATGGGTATGGGTAACACAGTACTACGTGCAAAGGATTTAAGTAAACGAGTGTTTGTTGATGCTGTAAAAGGTAAGACAGGTATTAGTTTAGGTGTAGCTGTTAATGATGCTTTGTGGTCATTACCTAAATCAGATCGAGTATTGCTAGATGCTTATTACCAGATAGCAAAAATAGCTGATGACTTTGGATTGTTAAAAATAGATGGTAACAGACCTACACCACATGATTTTATTATGGCACTTGACAGAGACACTTTTGAAAAGGTAGCTTCATATGGTAGCGTTTTTAAATCTTGGACTGAAGGAAATCTTCCTACAAGTAATAGTGTTGCTAACTTACCTCCAGCATTTAACAACGAACTAAGTAAATTCTTTGCTAAGAAAGAATGGGGACCAAGAATGTCTAATGCTATGATGGCTAAAGATATTCTAGATGCTTCTAAGAATGGTGGTGTTGTTCAATTAGCTGCTACTATTGAGACAGATGCTTCTCAATCTAATGCTGCTATTATTTCTTTGTTAATTGGTGACTTAAAAATTGCTAACATTTTAGGTATGTACCTTGGTCCTGATGAAGCGTTTGCTCAAGACAGAGAGACATACAAAGACCTTCGTGGATTAGTAACATCTAGCTTAGATGAAGATATTGATTTAACTATGACTGGTCCTGATGAGCAAATCAAAAAGGCAGCTATAAGTAAATTCTTAAATGAAGCTCGTGTTATTCATGGAAGTGCTTTTGATAAGATGTATGCAAGAGGTATTGTTGTTGCTGGTTTGTATGGTAAACATGCTGAGTATATGTTTACTGAAGTTGAAAACATGTTAGCATCTATTGGTTTAAGTGATAAGCTAGACAAAGTAGAATCATTGTATGACTCTAGACAAGAAATGTTAGAAGATGTTTCATCTATATATGCAACATCTATGAAGAAACATTTAGCTAATCTTCAAGGCTGGCAAAAAATAACTTCATCTATTGCTTCTTTAAAAGCAGCATTTAATGGTTCTACAGAAGTAAAATCTTTTGGTAACACAACTGTTGAACTTGGAACTAGTTATGCTACCCTATTAGATGACGAATCTAATACTGTTAAAAAGATTTTAGGATTACCTGAAGAACTAGGTTCTATGTCTGGTATGGCTAACAACCTAAGTGCTACAGGTGATGTTCAAAAACCTTTAGCAGACATTCGTTCTATGAAAGCTAGATTAGAAGAAGTTAATTTAAATATTGATGATGTATTAGATCAGATATATACTTATGCTTTTCCAGGAGATAAAGCACGTAAGGCAATGCCTGTTGTGTTGATTCAATCAGGTGATGCATACGAGATGGCTTCATCTTATATTTATGCTAATCAGAAAAATAAAGATGATGAGCCTTTGAATATGTTAGGTATTCATGATGCTCAGATTACAGCACCTGGTTCTACATTGTTAATGTATAACGCTTACAATAATATTTCTACTTATATATTAGCAAAAGAAGGTAGACCTCTATTACAATCTTTAAAAGAATCTTATAATGAAGATTATAAGAATGCTATGGCTGACATTAAAAAAGCTGGTAAAGCAAACATAGGCACTCTTGGTAAATACAAGTCAATGGGTGGTTACTTTGATAAGATATATGTTGGATCTCACTTTATTCCTAGAGATGTAAAGAGAGGTAGACCTGATTTAAACCCAGAGTATACTAAAGTATCTAAAGAATACAATGACAAAGTATTAGATTTAGCTATGACATTTGGATGGAAACCTCCAACTAAACGTAATAAAGATGATAGATCAAACCTAATGGTTACTCCAAGAGAGTTTGAATTACTATCTAGACTACTTGAAATACATAATGGATGGGCTGCAAAAGGAGAATCTACTTTCCCAGAGTTAGATGCTATTGCCTCTAAATATAAACAAAAAACTAAAATGAATTTCAATTATGCAAATCGTAATCTAAAGAAATATAATAATTTCTTAGGTGCAAATGATGTAATAGTTGATCAAATGAAATCTAATAAAAACTTTATTGTTAACTCTAAGTAAACAAATTAAAAACCCCTACTAGGAATAATCCTAATAGGGGTTTTTTTATTTCTTAATACTTTCTGCGCCTTTAACAGCATCAGCATAATGCTTATCAGCAATACTTCGGGCTTGTCCTTCTGAGTAACCTGCCTTTAATAAGTCACTTACATTCTCTTGCCTAATAGCTTGTCTTAAAGCTTCATTAATAGAAGGGGTGTATGCTAATGAACTATCAATACCATATCGGTGGCATAGCTCAAGGTCATCAGTGTCACCACCCATTTGAGCGTCATAGTTATAGTTCTTCTGGTTCATTTAATACTCCTCTTTAAAGTAGCTTTAATCATCCAATGTAGTTTAGATAATGCTACCAT